GCCCCTCTTGAACAACGCCCCCATATCGTTTGCAAACATTCGCCACGGCTGGGTGAGGTTACCGTCAACCAACACCAGCTGGTATTGCTCCAACAGGCTCAAAACTTTACGGTCACGCGCAACAAACCTATATTTTGGCATTGCTGAACCCCTTTTTCTTTTCAGTGAACTTGGTTTGAACATTGGTAGAAAAACCGCCCTTCACGGCGGTCTGGTAAAGCACAGTCATTTCTTCCACAGACTTGCAAGCCTCCAACTCTTTCAAGAACCCTTCAGGCACCGCAACAGCCGGCGCAACCTCAGGCGCTCTCGTCGTGTCATAAATTTGCGAATCAGGGTCAGGCTCATCAGTGGGCAAACAAAAGACTTGCAACATGAATGTTCGAAAAGCGACACTCATACATTTAGCCGTCGCCTTGTCGCCCGAATCGAACGCCTCAGCCATCACCGTCCCCGTCACCGGCTCACCCTCGCTCCCAAAAATTGAGAACATCACCTCAAGGTGAACCCGGTTTAGCGTCCCGCCAGCGGCAGAGCGCCCCTCAGAATAGTCCGACCTCAACACGGTAGGAACAATGAACCCGCCCGCGTCACGCAAAGCCGGCCCGATAGCGTTCACAACCGCGTCAATCCCACGAAACTTGAACTTTTGTTGCTGGTTCACGCCAGTCTTGCCAACCGCGCGTACCGTCGTCATTACTGCAATCACAATTTCTGCACTTGTAGCCATTACACTTCCCCCTTAGTTTGTATTTCGCTCCACAGGATTGTTGCCGCCAGCTTCAAGTCTGCAATCATTTCCTCATCACGCAAAATAGTACCCGATTTTGGTTCAAACCAGCCCGGCACCATACGCCCGTCAACCTCAGCCCGCAACATCCACGCGAACACACACCGTTCAGCGCCCGTCACATACAGTTGCCACTGCACTTGGCGTTTGTAGGCGATAGGTATTTTTTCAACCGTGCCCCAATCTTTCCCCGTCGTCTTCACCTCAGAAATGACCGTGTGGGTCAGGTTGATTCCGTCAGGTGTAGCCAAAGCCAAACCGTCCTCAGCGTGACGAATCAGCCAATCATTCGGCATAACCCCGCCATGGTGTTCCTTCACCCACATAGACAAAGCGGGCTCTTGGTCACGCCCAAACTTCATAGCCGGATTGTCAAAGGCAGAAAAATCTTCAAAATACTGTTCCACCACCTCACGCCTACCAGACGGTGTCGCACCCTTAGCCACCTGGGTAGCCGTCACCCCCGTCCGCCTAGCCGCCAACCATTCCGACTCACCCAAAGCCTTAGAAACCACAAACTGCTCTGCACTCAACATCAGAAATTCTCCCATCCGTCGTGCCCAGTAATAATCTGCTCACACTCATACGCTACGTCCCCAAGGCAACCTGTCCCCTCAGCAACCACAGACTGGCTAAAACCAACAACATGAGTCAACTCATAAAACAGTGAACTAGAGTCGTTTCGGCCAATCGTGATAACCCACTTTTCGGCGCTCACGCTGTGCGCTCCCAAACAATTGCCATACGGCCAGACTCCAAACGTGTCCGCCGGCCTGTATCCCTCACAAGACCCTGCTTGACTAGCTCAGCCCGCCTAGACCGAATCCCAGACTCAGACGCCCTAGGCGCGGTCTTCATGTTCTGGTAGGCCCTCACCAACTCCACATCAACCCTTGGGCGACGCAACACACGCAACACAAACGATTGCGTCAACGTCACTTCACTCACCGAATCAGCCGCATCATGCGACGTCGCTGGGTCTGTATTTCTTGCACTAACCATTTCCGTTCCCCCTTTGTAGTTTTCTTCTCTGTAAATATGTGAGCCCACCCCAAATACCGTAGCGCTCATCAGCTTCCAACGCATACTCCAAACACTGCATTTTCATGGGGCACACTTCACACAACTTTTTCGCCTCTTTGCGTTTCCAAAACTCGTCAACCCTGTCCTCAGAATCCTCAGGGAAAAAAGCTTCAGGGTAAGACTCACACCCTGTTTCGCCCACCTCATCTTTGGCCTGCATCAACAACTCATACGCTGACCAAACTTTTTCAGACATTCGACGCCCCCTTACCCACCAGTATAACGGCACCCCAGACAACCAGAATGAGGCCCAAAACTGTAGACCCATTTACCAGTTGGAACATGCCCGGAATGACCGTCAAAAGGCCTCCACCAATCAGCATGACCCACCCTGCCACGGTCACAGCTTTGCCACCGTCACAGGTTTGAAGTCTTCCCAAGGGGCCCCGTGCATCCCGATTTCCCAAGACTCGACAACCCGCCACAACACTGTTTCGTCCATCAGAATGTTGCTCAGAATGTCTGCGGGGTAAAAGTCTGACGTTTCTCTCCACCAGTGAGCTATTCGGTCCACATCGCTTTGAATCATTTGGTGCCTTTCGTTAGAACATCTGTTCGACTAGCTAGGGTGGGGGCTTTTGCCCCCACCAGCCAGACTAAGAAACGGGCTCGCTCTCAGCGGTACGGTCAATTTCGGTCAACCCCAAGCTCCAAACGTCATGCTCGCTGGGCTGAAAGTCGCCACCTAAAAGCATTGCCTGCTCAGCGGTGTCAGCCTCCACAACCTGGTCGAAGTAGTAAACCGTGCGTACTGGATATTGTGCCATTTTCTTGCCTTTCCGTTGAGGGCATTTCCCCCTAGCCAGATAGTGGCATGGGGGGGCCTGAAAGGTCAAGCCCAAAAAGGTAACGATTTGGACACACCCCACAATGGTGTATGGTGGCACACACAACTAGCTGACGAAAGGCACAAAATGGAACACACAGACACCGGCAGATACCCCGGAATGACCCTCGAAGCACTCGCACACAAAAGAAACCTAGCCCTCTCAGACCTCAAAGAAATAAACACGGCAATGAAAAGAACCGTCATCCGCGAAAAACAAAAAGGTCAAAACATTACACAGCTAGCGCGAACCTCAGGCGTAGTCAGAACCACAATATATGAATGGCTCAGCAACCCAGAACTGTGATATGGTTCTTTATAGGCGGTCACTTCCATGGTTGCTTGCGTCATTTTCTTCCTTCCTGTTGATAGACAAAACCCCCGTTGTGAGTAGCGGGGGTTTTGTTTTTGCCCACAATTTTTTTGAAGCTTTTTTAGAGAAACATTTTTTTGAAACTTTTTTCAGAAAAACTTTATTTATTGCAACACGCAAAAAACCGTTTCTAAAAAAAAGCTTTTTTGGAGAAACATTTTTTTGAAGCTTTTTTGTAAAAAACTTTATTTATACAAACTCTCAAAAAAGCACTTTTGAAAAAAAGCTTTTTTAGGAAAACATTTTTTTGAAACTTTTTTGCAAAAAACTTTATTTTTGCACACAAAAAACTAGCCTAAACACTGCCATCCGGGCCCGTCTTTTAGGGTACTTTTCAAAAACAATCCAAAAAAATAAGTTTTACCCAATCCAGGCACAAAAGTTTTGCACTTCAAAATAAAGACAAAAAAAAGCGCCCCCTAAGAATAAATCTTAGGGGGCAACAAATCTTTCACCTACTGACAGGCATCACACTCAACAGCCTCTTGAGGGTCAACAGGGCACACGAAACCGTCCACACGCTCCACAGCATCCAACCGCGCCACTACTTAGCAGGCCGGTCATACTGCAACACAGACGTCAGCAAAGACATGACACCAGCACCAGCCGCCAAATTGGCAACCATCACCCAGTCCACATCCAAGACACCAACAGCACCCACACCAATAGTTGCGATGGCCACCTGTGCCACCGTCTTTAACGCACGTTCGCCCGCATAGGCCCAATACTTTTTCACTCTAACCATCAGTGTTGTTCTCCACTCTTTTATCGTCGTATGCCGCCCCAAAAATGTAGGACGTCAAAATCAAACTTATCAGGGCAACCCCGCCAGTCACCAAGTCGCCGGCACCAAGCCGGTCCTGCCACACCGCCACAATAGATGACACAACCATTCCGACGCCTAAAGCAAACCCGGCAAAAATGTATCTACGTCTAATCTTCCACTTAGGGTTGCTCATCGTGTCAGCACCGCAATCAAAGGCGACACTACCGCGGCCAGGAACCCAAACGCACCGATAGCCTGCCACATCCGCATCTCAAGTTTGCGAATCCGAATTTCATGGTCTTCAATTTTTAGTTCACTGTCAGGCAGACTGTTAGCAATTTTCTCTAACAGTTTCCCCTGCCGTTGAACCTCCAAATATATGTCACGCATTGAAACCCTCACCGCTAGCGCCTCTTGCTCATCACTCATCAAATCGCCCCGTCGTTTATTGCCCTCTGTAATGCGCTAATGGTCAGACGCCCCCAAACGCCGTCAGGTTCCACGTCAAGCCTTGACTGCACAGCACGTCGCGTGTTTGGCCCCCAAACGCCGTCAGGTTCAGACCCAGCCCACCTCTGAATCGCCTTATAGGTCATAGGCCCTGGTCTTCCGTCGATACGGCCAAGAGGGAAACCGGCGCTAGTGAGTGCGGTCTGAAATGCTTTCCAAGTATTGCGCCCCAAACGCCCATCCACCTTCAGCAAAGCGGGCTTCACGACTACGGGTGAGCCGGTCAGGAATGGCACGGGGTCCTGGGTATTTCCCCAACGCCCGCCACGTTTTCTGACCTCAAAATGGAGATGGTTGCCTGTGCTGGCCCCCGTAGTGCCAGACGTATAAATAAACTCGCCTACAGAAACCCTTTGACCTTTGCGCAACCCGGTACGGTGCGCCCCATGATAGTAAACCGTCACAATCTGCCCATGGTCGATAAGGACTGTATGCCCTCCACCACGGCGGCTCCACCCAATCTTCACAACAACACCATCACCCGCGACAGTTACCGGGAACACCCCTGAAACGTCCACCCCGTGATGAAAAGTGCGCCTACCCGTAATGGGATGCTTCGCTCTCCAACCGTAAGGACTCCTTGCGTTTATTGTTCGACCTTCAGGCCAAGGGTTCCGCAACCTCATCAGACACCCTCGGGGTAGGGGTTTGCATCTTTTACGGCCTGCACAGCATCCAACCATGCCTGCTCAGTCGCATCGCCACGCTGGAACTCGAAGAACAGTGGGTCTGTCGTTGCCTGATATTCGGTCAGTCTTGCCTGCTCCACACGCGCATAGGCTGTTTCGTGTTGCACTTCAGCCCATAACGCTTCCAGCGCTTTCTTCGTCGGCTTAGGCGTATCGGAAAGCCAGGTTAGCCCGGTGTAGTCAGAGCCTTCAAGGTTCCAGAGTGAGCCTGCGTACTTGCGGGTGAGAATTGTTGGTATATCCATTAGCCGGCGACCTCCATCACTGTCAAAGTTGATATGGGTAGCTGTGTGTAAAAACCGTTATAGTTTGTGTCGTTGTCGAACTCGGCGCGGTTGATAAAAAAAGTATCCGTCGCGTTTCGGTTATTTCTCATTTTTAGGCTGTAAGTTAGCTCGGAGGTTGTAGCAGGGGTGTCCATAAATTGCCCCGGCGAGGGACTAGTCCCAACGCGACCCCCAAAGGCTCCGAAAGAAACACGGGTTCGAGTGCCCCTAGTGTCCCCCAAACCGATTTCAGTTACCCCTCGAAACATTTTGATTGAATAGCTCCCGTAGTTATTTTCTCCCGACGAGGTTGAGAGGACATAAGAAAGTAAAATTGTGCTGTTTGTTGAGGCGGGGGTGATTGTGCAACTCAAGTCAGTAATGGTTGCCTCAGCTAAACCCGCAATGGAAGTAGATTGGACGGCACTTTTAGTCACAGACACAACCTGCAACACACTCCCCGCAGGCAAATCACCCGGTGTAATCGGGTCGGGACTAGCAGGCGCTTCGTTTACCCAGTTCGTACCGTTATACGTCAACAACTGGTTATCAACCGGGGAAGTAATAGTCACACCATCAATATCACCCAAAGAACCTGGGCCTACACCCTCCCACTCCGACTGCTCAGTGTTGTACACCTCAACCAGTTCAGTGGTGGTATTGAAACCGAATTGCACTTTTCCGTCAGTATCAGGCCGCCCAGCGGTTGACCAGGAACCCAAACGTGTCCCCATGAAAGAACGTGCATCAGTAATTGTTGATGGCACACCGGCGTCAGCTGGTACCAACACGGTAGCCACGGCCTGCTCAAAAATGCCGGCGTCAGTCTGCACCAACGTGGGTGCCGTGGGGGTGCCGGCGGGTGTACCAGTCTTCACCACCAAAATGACACTGTTAGCTACAGGGTCAAGCCTCAACACAACCAAATCAATGCGCGGGTTTGTCGCATCCGCAATGGCCAGCGCTAAAGACTCCACAGCCGTTGAAGCGTAATAGTGGCCGCGAACCATCGCCTGCCCTGCCACAACATCAACAGCCAAACCAGTCCCAGCCGCCACACTCAAAGCCGTCCCCGTAGGCGTATCGTTCACCCCAGCGTTGAAATGCCTAGCCCATTGAGAAAACTGGGTTTCCGTCGTATCAATTCCCTCAAACGGGAAACTTGTTTGCGCCATTCCTACGCCTCTTTCACTCTGCTATTGGTTGCGTTCAAGGTTGCTGATT